TCTTGCCTTCAACAGCATTGTTTACCACCTCTGCAACTAGACGAGGTTCGCCACCTTGAAATGGCAACTTACGATACATATTGGTTCTTGCCATTACCTATTGCCTGTTGGTACTATATCTACATCTACTCCCACAGCATTTGTCCATGTTGTGCCTGTTGGAATAATAGATAGTCTATGATACCTGCCATAGCTTCTAATAGATGCACGACCCTCAGATGATGTGGTGACACTAGCACCAAACAATACATTATCATCTAATTCTTTACGACTTGCTATCTTAACATTAGCAGTTCCGTTATCAATCGTTGGTCTAGCAAGAGTTACAACAGAGTTATATCCTACTTCTACATCAGTTGTAATAATTTCTGAATTGTATGTAGAGCCTGTAAAAGTAACAATTTTAGTATCTTTAGCACCTGCAAATAATAATTTTCCACCAATCCAAAGTCGTGAATCTAGTGATGCTACAAGTGTTTCTAATGTTGCTTTACCTGCTGCTGCCGCAACCAAATCTGTTGCTGTACCTGTGCCAGACCCTGCTCCTGTTGCAGTAAATTTTAAACCTACGGTATTAGATGCTGCACCTATAAGTGTAAAGTCGGTAGAACCAATACCATAAATTTCATATTCTTTACCTACAACAAAACTACCTGCTGTTACAAGATATGCAGTTTCAAATGATTCTAATGTAGTTCCAGTAGATGCAATCGTACCTACTACAGTTGCATCTGTTTCTATTCTTGACCATTTACTTATTTGCCAGTTATAAACCAAGATATGTCGTTTGCCATCAACAGCTTTGTAGTTCCATACAACAAGTTTTTTAACAGGGTCAATAGCCGTAGTCATACTTCCAATATCTGTTAGCGAACAGTCATCAAAGAACCATCTATCTACTTTTTCTGTACCAATACCTACAACATTAGTACCATCGCATGAATAGAAACCATCATCTGATAAGAAGAATGATGTATTACCATAAGTTGCAATAGAATTACCCTCTAAACAACCTAGTCCTCGTGATATGGTGTCAAACTGAAAGAACAATGGTGAACCAATGTATGACATACGCACCACAGCTTTTTCAAGAAATACTAAACCAAACTCACCACCTGCAAGACCATTTATGTTTCCACCATCTGGAAGTATCTGATAATCAGACTGACTTGTAGAACCTGAATCCCAATAAGATTCATCATTAATATCACTCCAAGCAACTTTGTTAGCATTTGTGCCTGTATCTAAATTACCGCATACTACAAAATCACGCACTACAGTTACATATTTAGCAATCGGTGCTGATGATGTAAATACATTTATATTGCCTGATGTTGTTCCTGATACGCTATCTGTGTAAGTAAATGTGTTAGCATCAACCACAGTAATTGTGTAAGTTCCATCAGTTCCTGTGCCTGATGTACAATCTACCCTGTAATTTGTTGCTGTTGTTAATCCATGTGCCGTAATTGTAACAGTTACAGTAGTACCAGAGCGACTGTATGTGCCTGTTTTGTAGGTAGATGATTCATAAAAATTTGTGCTTGAGCCTATTTCCCAAGATTGTAGTCTGGCAGAATTATTAGCTGCTAATACTTTTTTACCAAACTGTCTAAACTGCCAATTGTCTGTACTAGAATAACCACCTGTTGTAGATACATCATCCATAGACAAGTCAGTATTATCCATTTTAAATAGTTTAGTAGAACCACCACCAAATACTTGTACATCTGCACCAAACTTACCTACAAAAATATTGTTTAAGTTTTCACTAGCAGCACCAGAATAATCTACTGCATTAGGAAATGGTGCATAACCTAATGATAACGGATAAACATTCTTGGCATCGTTTAAACTTCCTGCCATAGATGGTTGGTCTGGTAGCCATTCAGTAAATTGTAATCTTTGTGTTGCCATTAATTAACCTCACTACCTGTAATTGTTCCTGCTGTTTTCTTAGTAATATAAGATACACCGTCAATAGCATAACCTGCTGCACCACCTACATTGTGTGTCTGATATGGTGTACCATTAGAACCAGCACTACCTAAATTACCACCGTTACCACCATAAGAACCTACTTGTTGCTCACCTGAACCAGCATTAGAACACCATGCAACACCTGCTCCACCTGTAGTTAGCGTACCTGATGCTCCACCTGATGCACATTGACCTGTACCAACTCCCCCTGCCCCCACAGCATTACCTGCACCACCACCACCTGCACCAGTGTAGTCATCGTAGGCTTGTCCACTAGCATTAGTGACACCACCGCCACCGCCACCGCCACCGCCACCGCCTATAGTGCCGTTGTTGGTTAAGTAAGTAGTGATTCTGGTATAAAGTGCAGTACCACCTGCTGTTCCTGCTTTTACATTAGATGAACCTGATGAACCTGCAATTCTATTGCCACCCACACCACCTTTACCTACCACATAAGTACCACTACCAATAGTTAAATACAATACACTACCAGCAGGTAAACTTGCTGTTGTAATAGCAGGTGTAGATGTGCTAGAACTACCAATGGTTAATCCACTATCAATATTAACAACTGCCGTAACAGGATAAGTTGGATTTCCCATAAGACTGTATATACTTATGCTTTGTGTAGATGCAGATACTGTAACTCGTTTATAAGTTAGTTTCCATCCACCATCATAAATATAAATTTCAGTTGGCTCTTTCCATGTACCTCCATCATTAACATAAACCTGTGGAGCTTTCCATGTGCCACTATCGTTGACATGAACAGTCATGATTAAACCTTATACCAAATATCACCCGCAGAACCACCAGTTGGTGATGATGTAGAAATTGTTTTTGTTCCTGTGCCGTTTGACCCAAGAGTTAAACCACCTAAAGTTACTCCTGATAATGTTCCACCTGTAATATTTACAGCACTAGAATTTTGTGTTGACATTGTACCAAGACCTAAATCTGCCCATACAGGTGCTAAACCTGAACCTTGAGATTTTAAATAGTATCCTGATGTACCTGCACTACCACCAATTTGAAAATTACCAGTTACATTAAGTGTACCTGATGATGTAATTGTGCCTGATGTAGATAGTCCATCACCTGACACACCTGATTGCCAATCTTTTAGGTGAGCCATTACTTCACGAATAGCATTGTTAATGCCAGAAGGAGGACATCCTTCAGCCAAGTTTACACCATCTACATCGGTGTTATTAGCTGCGTTTACATCATATTCACTTATCTTTGTTTTCGACATGTTTTACCCTTTTCTATACCAAATATCAGAACCTACTGCTGATTGTGTCCATTCTTCACCAACAATATATCCTTCTGAATCAACAGTTGTTGCAGAACTTATACTTGCACCTGTACTGTTAATAATTAATGATGTTGCAACATCTACCAATCCACTTGATGTTATATCAGATGAAAAATTAAATATTGCGTTTGCATTAGATGTAAGTGTTGCACTACATACAATAGAAGCTGAAGCATTAGCATCAACAACAGTAACTACCAAAGAAGCACCAGAACAAGTAACAGTTGCAATTCCATTAAATTCATAGTTAGGATTGCCTGTGACTGTAGCTGTAGCTAAACAAGCTCCTCTTGCTGATAATACTGCTTGTGCATCTGCTGTTAAAGTACAAACACATGAAATAGATGCACTAGCTATAGCATCAACTAAAGTTACAACAACAGTAGCACCAGAACAGGTAACATCTGCTCTTCTAAATACAATACGAGTTGGTATTGCAGTTACTTCTGCAAATGCTTGGATTTGTGCTGATGCAAATTCATTTACTGCAGCTATTTCTGAAAAAGCACTTGCTGAAAAAGGTTGAATCCCAAACATTTATAATCCTTTTAATTAAACCATGTAATAATTGAATATCTAGTGCCTTTTGTAATAGGCATAATTTCATGACACAATAATTCAGTAAGTTGATTTTTTAATACGACAATGTACTTATCTAATGTATCTAAATTAAGAATAGACAATTTATTCTGCTGCCGCTGCCTCTGCTGCCGCTGCCTCTGCTGCTAATCTTGCTGCTTCTGCTGCCGCTTTCTCTGCTTCAATTTCTGTTTTTCTTGTTTGCCATTTTGTTACACACACGTTAGCCCAATCTGGTAAAGAAGTTATCTCATCATTTTGAATCATAGGATTATTATATTCTATATGTCCAGAAGAACCATTCCATTGTAATGCCCAAAAATTTTCTGGAAATGTTATTGTGGATAAGTCAAAATTTAATGCCTCACCATCTACTAAAACTACATTATCTTCTTTTACAATAGTTATTCTCATTTAATTTCCTTCCCTATTTTTAAGTTAGCAGATTGCGCTAACATTTTAATACTATTCTCATTTGCTTTAACCATTTCATTTCTAAATGATTCTACTGCTGCACTTGTTTGTCTTTGTTGTCCAGAGTTTTCTACTAATAACATAGGCAATAAAGTTACAGCACATTGATATTCATCTACGTCTTTTCCCGTATTAGTGTCATATCCTTGTATTCTTGTAAACCAAGAACACTTTAATCCAATACATTCTTTTTTTAGTAATGGGCAATATGTTCCTTGTTCTATCCTCATATATTAATCCTTAGATGCAATAATTAAATCAACATACTGAACGGCTAGGTTAATAGCATTACCACTAAATGTACCAGAACCAGAACTAAAGCTAAATGGGTGGGTGTGTGACCCACCACCACCTGTATTAGCAATTTTATCGCTTTTAGTTACTGCGGCATGAGAATTAGTATTATATCCAGAACTGTAAATCTCGGCGGGCCAGTTATTTATACCAGTAAACGTTGGTGTCAACGTTAGGCTGTGATTGTGAGCTGGCATTTGTGATGTTGATAAAGTTGTTGCCCCCGCACTACCTGTAACACTTGTAATGGTTACTGAACCCGTTGGTGTTTGTGATGCAAAAGCTGTTGTAAATGCAACCGAACCACCTGAACTTGCTGCTCCAGAAACTACTCGTAATGATTTATTGTTATGTGTTGTTTGTTTAGTCCAACCTGTTGGTGCTGATGTTTGTTGGAATAACATTAGTGTGCCTGAATCAAACGCACTTGATGCTGGTAATGTTGTCCATGTCATTGTGCCGTCACCATCAGATGCTAGATATTGCCCAGCAGTACCATTACCAGCAACATTAAGTTCAGACGCACCTACAACATTAGATGCAATATTAGTAGCAAAAGATAAGTTTGCACTACCATTAAATGTGCCAGATGTTCCTGTTACATCACCTGTAAGTGCAATAGTTCTTCCTGTTTGTAATGTTGTAGCAGTTGTTGCATTACCGCTTAATGCACCACTAAATGTTGTTGCTGTAACAACATTGGTGCTTGGGTTATATGAAAAATTAGAATCTTCATTAAGTCTTTTATAACCTGCAGCAGAATTATCAGTAAAAATAACATAACGAGCAGCGTTAGTCGTATTATCATCTTCAATATAAGGCTCAACAGTAATGTTTGCACTACCGTTAAATGAAACACCATTAATTGTTCTTGCTGTTTGTAATGTTGTGGCAGTCGCTGCATTGCCTGTACATGATGCAGACGAGCCTGTGGTTGAACTTGATGTAGTTGCATTACCTGATAGTGCTGCGGTAATTGTTCCTGCACTAAAGTTACCAGAAGCATCACGCTTAACAATGGTACTTGCAGTATTTGCATTAGTTGCATCAGATATGTTAGCAGAAGTGTGATTGTGTGAATTGTCTGCTACTGTAACAGTAATTGCAGTTGTACCAGAACCTGATGCGTCACCTGATAATGTAATTGTTTGATTGCCTGTAATATAGCCAGAATCATTAGTAAGGTCTGATATATTATCACTTGGTTGTACTGCAGAATCTGCTAATGAACCTTGAGCGGCTGTAGCGTAGTCAGTAGAAGCTGTAGTGGCAGCAGTTCCTAAACCTAATGATGTTCTAGCAGTTGCACCTGATTCTGCTACCCAACCAGTTGCACTCCCGACAATAAAGTTTCCATCTGCTGAAGATAAACCACCAAGCGTTGTTAGGTCGGCATCATACGCTTGAACTGTTGACCCAATATCAGAATCAACCACCACATTACTACCACCGTTTTGCAATGTGCCAGTAAAGTTTGCTGTTGTGTCATCATACTTGGCAGTATCGGCATCATATCCCTGAACTGTTACACCAATATCGGTTGTAAAAACACTTCGTTCAGCAGGATAGGTACAAAATACATTACTAACTCCAGATAAACTAATTGCTGAACCACTATTACTTGATTCTAGTATAGTATCTCTGGACAAAGTAGTGCCACTTGAGGTATATGTTCCAATACCTACTTCCCAATCATTACCTGAAACAATAGTATATGAAGTTGTATTTCCATCACCAATTGCAGAAAAATTTTGGAAACCTAATGTAGAACCAGATAATGTAAGCGTACCTGTACCTGTTGTCGATGTGGTTTCTTGAACCCTATCTTTTACGACAAAAGCCATAATAAATTCCTTATGCTAAAGTTACTGTTAAGTTTCCTGATAAAATTTTAAACACATCGCCTGTATCAATAGTCTTAGAACTGTCTAATGCAGTATGGTATAAAAGGTTACCTGATGTTGAAGCATCCCAAATACCAATGTGAGTTACCGTACCCCAAACAGCAGTTGCTGTAGGAAAAGTAATATCGGCATCCGTTGAGATAGAACCTGATATACCTGATGCGGTTGCAAAAGAAGCAGATGCTCTGGCATAAGAACCACCTGATACTTCTGCACCTGAACCATCATCTGTCGGGTCTGCTGTGTGTAGTGATATATACGGTGTTGCTACTGTTGTAAATGCAGTATTGTTAAGTGTTGCGTTTAACAATGCTACTTCTAAATAATTTGACATTTCTGACATAATTGTTTACCTCGTTGATAAAGTTATTCTCATAGGTGATGCTGGATATTCGCTATCATCATCACTTGCTCTTAATGATTGTAGTCCTCTGTCATACATTGATGCCCAGACTGCAATTCTTTCATCATTCATCAAATATGGTTGTGCTTCTGCTAATGCCCCATAAAGCAGTAAATCAGGGCAGTTTGCTAAAAAAACATTTGATGAATTTGTATCGCTTAAATAATCTGGTTTTGCAAAATAAACCATTTCTAATGTATAAGCAGAATCAGGAACAGGTGCAAATTTAAATTCGTCACCTAATAATGTGTAATTTCTTGGGTATCCTCTAGCGGTTGCGGATACATTGTTCAATTCATAAAAACTTGCTGTATTTTGAAAAGTTAATGTTCTTACAGGGTTAGTATTTAAGTGCAGATCTTTCATTGCAAGAAAGTCTGTTGGCAATCCAACAGTAGAATCGCCTGTTGTTGTTGTGGCAGTTACTACTTTTATCATTTGTCTAATGCGTAAATCTCTACGCAATCTATCTTCTGCTAGACGAATAAACTCTGGTATCTGGTCTGTTAAATCAGTACGAGCTAGATAGTTTGCTATCGTAGTTTTTAGCGTTGCATAATTA